CGCGTAGTTCGCCCAAACTTGCACATACCCGAGAAGAGATGGAACGCCTGGAGAAGTAGCGATCTGGGTGCCCGCGGTCTGGACCGTGTTGACACGGTACGGCGCATTGAGCTGCGCCGCCGCCTGAGTGTCTTCAACGACCAGGAGCTCCCACCAGTTTCTGAACTGGAAGTTGATGCGCATCTCGTTGTACGGAAGAGCCGCTGTCGGAAGCGCAACGCCGGAATCCCGAGAGTAGAAGAAGGGAAGCGGCAGGTTGAGCCAGGTGCGGTCAGATTGAAGACTGCTTTGAAGCTCTTGTGCAGTAGCTCCGTTGGAGTTAGTCAGGCGAGCCGGTAAGTAATTGGCCGAACCACCCGTGAGAGCAGCCGTATTACCAATCATGTTGTCGTACGCAACCTGCTTGCTGGCCGGCACCGTGAATGCCGCCCAGAAGTCGAGGTGGTGGTTGTCGAAGCGCGCCGCAACCAGATCATTGAAGGTGATGCAGCAATCCTGGATAAGGTTGTGCATGAAATTACGTGTCCAGCGAATGTGGTATCGGGCATCCTGGCCGCCATTGAGTGCCCGCACCTCCGGCAGACCGACGCGAAGCCAGGTCTGAAGGAGATAATCACCGGCGCGGGAAATGCTAACGGACCAAGTTCGGCCGAATTCAGCCTGACCCGAGGCGTTCGAGAGAATCACCGGCACCTGCGTGAACCAGGTAGACTTGCACGTAGTGCGAACGAAGTACGCAACGGCGTCGCCGCAGCCATACATGTACTTCTCAAGCTCGTCATAGGTAGCGAGATCGATAAATCCAGAAGTGATGTTCGATGAACAGATAGTGTTGGACATACTTTTATATTCAGCAATATTTTTTTTTTAAGTTAAAATATTGCTGAATCTTTCTTCGTAAAAGTAAATCGAAGTCGAATGAAAAAAAATGAGTTCAATCACGAACTAACACGTAAAAAGAGAATTAAGAAAAAAAAGATAGGATCAAAAATAGATTTGTCTCACATAACTGCCAGGATAGACACCGGCCTAAGTAAAAGGACACCTATTCCAAAACGTCCTCCGTCCGGGCTTGTCGGAAAGAAAAAAAAAGTGTCGGCTCTGCCAGATTTGCGCACCCTTTCCGATCTGGTAGAGCTAGGAATCAAAATAGGAAAGGGAGAAAAATTTGCACGAATCAACAACATTGCTCTTGCAAGAGCTCACAAACATTTGGCGGAGCTCAACGAATTGGTTGGTTTGGACAAACTCAAACGCACTGTGTTTGATCAAGTCATTTACTTCCTGCAAGACCTAGACAAAATTACCAATGACGAGTATTTGCACACAATACTAACAGGTCCTCCGGGCGTCGGCAAAACGACCGTCGCAAGGATTCTGGGCAAAATCTACGCGACCATGGGCGTCATCGAAAATCCGAGAAGTGTGTTTAAAATCGCTCACCGTGAAGATCTGGTCGCGGCCTATCTAGGTCAAACCGCTACGAAAACACTTGATCTCCTGAAATCCTGCATTGGCGGCGTGCTCTTCATCGATGAAGTGTACTCGTTAGGATCGGGGGTATCAGGGAAAGATTCCTTTTCCAAAGAGGCAGTCGACACGCTTTGCGGATTTTTGTCTGAAAATGCCGGAAAGTTTATCTGCATCATCGCCGGATACGAAAAAGACGTAGATCGTTGTTTTTTCAAATTGAACAAAGGACTCAAATCGAGATTCCAATGGGTGCACAAACTGGAGCCGTACACCCCTGAACAAATCAGCGACATCTTTTTGTCCAAAGTCGAGGACATTGGTTGGAAGACGCGTTCGTCCGACAACAATAAAATTCGGGAACTTATCGCAGACAAAAAGGAGGTGTTTGAAAATGGACAAGGTCGCGCCGTGCAGAATCTGCTTTTTAAATGCAAGATTGCACATTCGAAACGACTCTTGTACGACGTTGATGAAAAGGCAGGCACCATAAATCATGACGATGTGCACAACGCGATCGATATTCTAGAATCGGACGATGCTGATGACCCGCACTCCTTTTCAGCCATGTTCATATAACGCCAACGCCGTGTTGTTCGAGCATAGATTTGTCGACATAATCTAGCGTTTTTTTGTGAGTTGCGCTTAGTTTTACGGGAGGAGCTTTTCCAGCTTCAAGAGCTTCTTTCCATCTCAATGCACACAAACACCAGTTGTCTCCCGCTTTCAACCCTGGAAAATACGATTTTTTCGTACTCAAATCATTGCCTTTACTTTTTGTGAATTCAAGAAATTCATCCGTGACCGTAGCACAAACGGTATGCGTTCCCTTGTCTTGTTCCCCTGTACGACAGTAACCGGTTCGGTAAAATCCGGTCATCGGCTGTTTGCCGCAAACTTCTAAATTATTATCATTAATATTCATTTATTAGTAGTAATAAATGAAGAATCCGGACTCTCAACTAATCATCGTGAATATTATCGTCATGGTATTATTGGCGCTTTCCATTGTAATAATAGGCTATAAAGTAACACAAAAATTGAATGAAAAAACAGTAGATACAGTTATCACTGATTTGAAATCACTCAATTGGAAAGATTTAAATAATACTGTGGGAGTATTAAGCAGCCAAGATTTCAAGCAAGCATTGAAAAACATTCAAGGCCTAGACGTTGGTAAAGTGAATACTGTGATAGGAGACGTACAAGACAGTTGGGGCGATATACAAAAGGGGTTGGACAAATTCGATTCCATCGATATCGATGGCATTAAGAAAACTGTCGAAGACGGAGTGACACAAGTTAAGTTAGTTGGAAATAAGATTCAAGGCCTAAACGTCGATCAAGTGAATAATGTGATAGGAGACGTACAAGACAGTTGGGGCGATATAAAAAAGGGGTTGGAAAAATTCGATTCCCTCAATGTCGATGACATAACGAAAACTATCAAACAGGGCATGCAAGAGTTCGAGTCGGTTGGAAGTAAGATTAAAGGCCTAGACGTTGGTAAATTGAATACTGTGATAGGAGACGTGCGAAACAGTTGGGTCGATATACAAAAGGGGTTGGAAACCGTGAATAGGATTTCAAATGATTTGGACGATAATACGATTACGTCTTTTAAAAATATAATAAATAGCCCGAGCGTGCAAACCATTTCTCAAAATCTATGCGATCCGATAAACATCCCCATAAAGGCGGGGATTTTGGGGAAATTTCCATGGCCGGTCGGACCGGTACCAAAAACTGCTAGTACTATTCCAATAAAACTTCCCGGGTGTTCGAGTAAAACGAATTTCGATTTTGAAGATGAATATGACTTTTATTAATCGGCTTTTCCGATCTCGTATGAATCGGCTCTTATGACCTGCTCGACATCGGCCGAACAGTCATCCTTTTCTTTTCCTACTTGGTTTGAAACGACTCGCGTAGTGCCTACGACAACATCCATGTTGTTGTGCGTGTGTCCAAACACCCACACCTTTGCTTTTTTGAATATGCGCGTACGTTCCAGATTTGTCGTGTACAGCGACGAGTATCTTTTTATAAAATGTGATTCTTTCAAACACGACTTTAGGGGTGCGTGATGCGTCACAACGACGAGTGGCTCATCTGTATTGAGCGACGATGCTACTCTGTCCAACCATCGCACATCCCGAGTATGAAGCGACTCGTACTTTCGAATGTCTATGTCTAGACGAACAAAGTCGGGAATGTCTTTTAATGGACGCGGATCTGTCCACAACGTCGTGCCTGCAAACATGACTCCGTTTATTCGGACGATACGTCTATCCAGTATTTCTACATTGTTCAATTCTTCATCAGCCGATACCTTTTTCTTGAATCGAAACAACAAGTCGTTCATATTGGCTTTCGGGACATTCGAATTCAACGGATAATAGTACTCGTGATTTCCCGGCACGTAAAGGACATGCTTGAATTTACGCGCGGCTATCCTCAAACATTCAAGAATTGATTCTGGATGATAAAATGAACCAATGTCGCCCGCTAACACAATAATATCAGTAGTTGGTTTAATTTCATTTATATCTTTAATCGAATATTCATTTCCTGTTTCTGCGTGAAGATCAGACAATATTTGAAAGGAGGTCATATTTGATTTTAACAGATGCATCTGTCAAAATCATTTTCGTCCAGGTCATCACTTAAAGTAAAACGACAGATAGAGAAATGACCGAGGATAAAGTAATAAAAGTGAACGAGTTAAACCTGGAACTCATTGCCCCTTCAACGAGTGGAAACCACGCGGGAGGGTTCAAGCTTGTTGTCGTAGGGAAGCCGGGTTGTTTCAAAGCGGGCACTCGTGTTATGAGATTCGACGGAACTTCCGTTCCTGTCGAGAGTGTAAAGGAAGGCGATTTACTTATGGGTGATGATAGCGCGCCGCGCACAGTGTTAGAACTGTGCCGCGGACATGAAGAGATGTACAAAATCACGCCCGTGAAAGGAGATGCCATTATCGTGAACAAAAACCATATTTTGAGTCTGAAATGCACGGGGTACAACGACATCAAGCACGGCGCTGTCGTAAACATCACCGTTGCTGATTATCTGAATAAAAGTAAAACGTGGAAAAGTCGATTCAAATGGTATCGCACAGGTGTTGATTTTCCACATCATGAAGTAAAAGTTGATCCATATCTGTTGGGCATTTGGTTGGGCGATGGAACGCTTGGCGATGCACGTTTCACAACAGCTGATCCAGAAGTTGTGTCTGAATTCAAACGCGTGCTAGAACCTCAAGGACTTGTCGTGCGCCAAATCGGGAACAGCAAGTATGGATATAGTATAAGCCAATCTAACGGTTCTAGAAAGTGGTACGGTAATCTATTTCGAGAAGGTCTTCGCGAGATTGGTGTTCTTGATCACAAGCATATACCCCAACAATATATTAGCAATTCTCGAGAAGTTCGACTGGAGCTACTGGCAGGTCTCCTGGATAGCGATGGACACTTAGATAAATCTAATACGTATGATTTCATCAACAAAAGCGAGGAATTGGTCGACGGCCTGCTTAGTCTTGTGCGTTCTCTCGGAATGTCTGCTTACAAAAAGAAATGTGAAAAAAAGTGTACGAATGGCTCGAACGGACCGGTCACAGGCACGTATTATAGATGTTGCATTTCTGGAAACCTTGAGGTAATTCCTAATAGGATTGAACGCAAAAGTGCCTCGCCGCGTCAGATAAATAAAGACGTGCTTATGACGGGTGTTAAATGCGTAGAGTCAGTTGGAGAAGACAATTACTATGGATTTACCCTAGATGGCAATCATCTCTTTTTATTGGATGACTACACCGTCGTGCACAATACGGGAAAAACCTCAATAATATCAAGCTTACTTTACGCAAAAAAACATTTAATCCCAGCGGGAATCGTTATGTCTGGCTCGGAAGATTCTAACGGATTCTACAGCAAGATGTTTCCAGCGTCGTTCGTGTTCAACGAGTACAACGAAGATCAGCTCAAACAATTTGTAAAAAGACAGAAGATTGCAAAACTCAAGATGAATAATCCGTGGGCGGTCGTCTTGTTGGACGATTGCACAGACAACAAGAAAATTTTCAATTCGAAAATACAACAAGGAATGTACAAACGTGGAAGACACTGGAATATGCTGTACATTTTGTCTTTACAGTACGCAATGGATATCAAACCATCGATTAGAACAAACGTTGACGGTGTTTTTATTCTGCGCGAACCCATTCTTAAAAACCGAAAGGCTCTGTACGAGAATTATGCAAGTGTTATAGGAGATTTCGACGTATTTTGTCAGCTAATGGATGCTCTCACTACAGACTATTGTTGCATGTACATACACAATGCAATACAGACAAATCGCTGGCAAGATTGCGTATTTTACTATAAGGCAGACATTCCTCCATCAAATTTTAGATTTGGTTGCAAAGAGTTTTGGAAACACCATCATGATAGATTCGATCCTAATTACATTAACAATATGGACGATTTCTAATATATTTAAAAATAACGCATTCCATCTAGTAAAATGGCATCTTCATATCGAAAATACAGTGACCTGGGCGTGACTCAGGCTGAAAAACAACAACAGCAACTGGCTCAAATTAGAGCAATGGAAGCTCAAAAAACTATTGAAGAGCAACAACAGCGTATTCAGGAACAAGAAGCACAAATTCAGAAAATGCAACAAGGAATGCAAAAAATTCAGCAGCAACAGCAGCAACAACAACGAATTCGACAGCAGCAACAACGAATTCTACAACAGCAAAACTCTTATAATGGTCCAGAGTGTCCCCAGTGTAAAACTTTGGACGAAAAGAAAAAACTTATATGGGGAAATAAGATCTGCGTGTTTAAAATATCCGCGCCGTGGTGTGGTCCTTGCAAAGAAATCGCACCAAAATACGACGCGTTGGCAAAACTTGTAAACTCTCCAGGAAAATGCGTACTTGCGGCAGAAGAATTAGACGATAAGCTGTCTTTAAACGTTGAAGGTGTGCCGGCTTTTGATTTTTACTACGATAGAAAGAGAGTTCACCGACTTTTGGGAGCAGATTTTAACAAATTCCAGCTAATTTTACGAAGTCTCATGAACACCGGTAAACTGCCAGAATCTCTAGAATCGCATCCGGCAAGCGGCATGCAACCATCACGTCCGGTTGAAAAACCAGCGACTAGACCCATTCCACCATCAGCCATTAAAATGTAATTTCTAGTTTTAACAAAAAAAATAGAAATAATAAATGTCTTCATCCGTTTGCCAGCAAATGTTTCATATTAAATACCAAATACCGAAACTAAAACGTCATACTAGACAAGTATATTCGTCAAAGTCCTGCGAAGATCCCTTCGTAAAAAACGGGTCCGATGTAGAATTTCTTTTTATCGAGGGATATAAAGAAGTAAAAAAGATAACACAAAATGATCGTGCTGTGTCAAAAACTAATGCCTAGAATACTGAGAATATACACAACGCCAGATTGGTCAAGCATCGGCGATTTCGAACTGCTAGATCATATTCTAGATCAATGTATATTGACAAATTCTAAAATTATCGTGTTGTTTTCCAACCCAAATCCAGACGAAAAGGAATATCCGTTTCCTCCAATCTCTTACATTATAACTATAGCTGCAAAACTTCTGATGCTTAGATCGAAAATTTCCGAAGCAGTTGATTACAATATTATTCATCTGCAGGACGACGAAGCAAGATCTAACGTAAACAACTTTTTACAGTACTATACACCTGTTAATCCTACCCACGTTGTAGAAACTAAAGAAGAAATAGTAGCTATTCTTAACGGCGATTAAAATTTTAATTTTTCTTCGAAACAATAAGACACCGGATTCTTAGCTATCATCGTTTTTCCTAAAAACGTGTAGTCTATTTTGTCTATATCTTCTCTAAACTTATTTATATTCAGATAACCGCCAAAGCGATCCAGCAAACGCCAATCCGGCGCAGCCGACGGCAATTCACTATGGCTACTGTTTTTTATCTGGTTGTACATTTTTTTCAACAAAAATAAGCTATGCTCATACCCTGGTTCGTTTTCTTTGTGTTCTGCCCACGCTCTGCAACAATTTACGCTACAAAACACACCTTCTGTAATATATGTACACGTGTTGTTTTGCAACAACTGTTTCTCTCGAAGAGTGTAAAAGGTCTTTGAAATAGAAGATGTGTAGGAAGTGGTATTGATATGCGCCTGAATTTTTAAGGGACATCCCCACGCAGGTGTATCAAACGAATGCTTGCACCACCAACACCAATAATCCGTATTATCGAAGTCAATCTTCGACAGAGTGCAAGATCTCAACCGTTTTGATTGATCCAAGAAGCTCATTTTTTCAGGAGTTTGGTTTTTCATAGAGGATTCCCTCAAACTAGATAAATCCGTAGTGTTGTCTGGTTTTAGAGATGTCTCTATGTTGCATTGTGAATTTATTCCGTATTGTCTGCATACCTTGATAACGTCGATATTGTTTAACGTGAACACGTATTTGTTTCTTTTTGACATTTACCTTAGTATCATTGTGTACAAAATTAAGTCATTTTTAAAAAGCGCCGGGCTACAAAAATTAGTAAAATAACTACGATTAAAATCAACCAACCATTACTTTTAGTCTTAGCGACGACGCCGCCTACGTTATCGTCCAAATTTGTGTCGCGGCCATACACAGATAAAATGGTTTTTTTATCAACATCAGACAGAACCATGTTCTGTGATGTGCCCTTGTTGTTTAATGTTAGTTCGGGGGGATAAAAATAAAGCATAATCGATGTAGGATCGTAGGCTGAACCGTTTATTTGGCTCAGCTTGTATCGATCTATTATTTGCCTTTGGACTTCTTCTGGCGTCCATTGATTTGCCTCTGCCATGTAATCGTCTAATTTTTCAACGTTCCATTTTATTGTGTTTCCTTTTGGATTTTGGTGCTCGTGGATTAGTCCAATTACGTGACCAAACTCGTGAAGCACCGTGCCAACGTCGAACCATCCAAAATTCAGTGTTTGCTGGTCTTCTGGAACTTCCAATGCGGCAGTGCCTACTTTTGACCAACAACCCTGTGATTGGTCAAATTTTATTCTGATTTTGGCGGAAACATCCTTGTCGTTGACAAATTTTAGAGTCAACAAAGGAAGCAGTTGGGTATATCTTTCCAATATTATCTGTTTAACGGCAGCCTTGATATCTAATACGCCGTTTTTATCGTCTTTTTCAAACACCTTTTGCAAAGGATCTATTTTAACACCTTCAGGAGCCTTCGTAATTCTAAATACATTGCCTTCATCGGGATTATTCATAAAAGAAATCGTAAGGACACTTCCAAGCGGCCAAATACGAGCTGTTAAAAATGCGGCAAAATCTTTGTCAGTTTGTTGAACAGTGCGTGGTAAAAGTTTTTCTACACAGATCTTCATTGTTGTTTATTTAGAAAGAGGAAATGAGTTACAAATGGGCAATTGTTGTTGCACAGATACTAGTACCGACACTCGAAGACTCGAATGGGGAGAAGCAGAGTGCAAACATCCGACACATATCGACGCCCCGGCTGCCCAGCGATGGGACTTCGCCGCTGCTCCGATATATTGTCAAAGTTTACCGCCTCCGATGGAGTTTGTAGCATCGGATAATTTTAATTCTATTGACTCTGAAGATCCATTGAGTACCTATTACGAATATAGGCAACGGACGAAGACGTTATACACAATGGAAGAATTAGAATACTTACGAAATTATTCGCAATCTGCGAAAGAAGCGTCCAAAAAGGCAAAACAAATGGATTCTTTAATAGAATCGTCTGTTTGATTTTATACTATTATATGACTAAAGAACAAAGAGAAGAATATAATAATCGACAAGGTTATTATATAGCAACACAATCGGTTCATTCAATGTTAGAATGAACATTAACGTGCATTGTCATAAAATCATAGAGAATTCGTTTCAGCCTACGAGGCAGGCTATTAAAATTAAATTGTACTTTTCCAGAATCTACAAAGGAGCCGTTGAATGGCACTGCGGTGGCACCATCAGTAGGCGAGAAAGCAGCAATTAAGGCGTAAATTAGTTCTTGTGTTTTAAAATCAACTTTTTTCACAGACGAAACAAAAAACTCCTTTTGTTCTTTTGACAAGTCTGGGCAGTTACCTTTTTTATTGTTGTAGCTTTCACTCTTTATTAACAGATTATGATATAAAGGAAACGTAGATTCCATTTACATTTTGCCTGTAAATTCTTAGATAAATAAAATGCAAAACTTACAAGAAATTACAGAACTATGGACACGTGCATCTACGGCTTCTAAATTAGGTAATTGGGGAAATGCTATACGTCTGTGGCAAAGTGTCCGAAATTTTTACGAAAAAAATCCCTCAATTTCTCAACGCGACCTTTTTGTCAACGAATGCAACACACATATAAATCGTGCGCGACGATCCTTAAATTATAAAGCAGTTGAGAAGCCACACGACGGAGCGGCGGCGAAGCAGCCGCCTCGCGAAGAGGTTAAAATTATAGCGCCTAAGCCGAAAGAACAAATACCAGACGCCTTGATTGATAGAATTATGTCGTCTTGGTCATCCGTAGAATACACATACGATGAAATACAACATTCAGAAGCTATATCTCCGCCACCGCTACAAGAATCATTCTGCGTTGTCGCGGACGAAAAATCGACGGAAGACACTTTGAAGCATTTGCAATCTATAATAGACGTAAAAAATACACAGCTCTTAGAATTACAAAACAGAAATCGACAAACGTTTAATAATCTAAAAAGTGCTATGGAACAACTTACGAAGGAAAAATCGTTATTATTTGCTGAAAGCTTAGCCAACAGATATGCGTTTTTGCTTGAGTTTTATGAAAGCCACGCCGACAAAAGCCAAAATAGTGGTAAAACATAATATTTGCTGATTTCTGTCTATCCACAATCCAACTTTTGTTTTAGGCAATTCTCCAGCGACAAAAGTGGCAAAATTTGGTATATAGGTTCGAGGAAACGGTGCCTTTCTCCAACCAGGATTTTCAGAGAGTGCGTGTTCTGTAAAACCACTTATTTTGTCTATTGTTTGATCCGGATCAAAGTCGTCGCTTTTAATATATCCGTCAACCTGCCGTCTTAATTTCACTAATTTATTTAATTCTGGGTGTGGACTGTCTCTAATGCCTTCAAGTGTATAAAAAAAGTCTGGCACCAAACCAATACAATTGGAAGAGATTGAACCAAGTTTGTCTCCAGGCCTCATCAAATATCTAAAATATGGTAACTTTATCCAAGAATTTTTAATAATCCAGTGATCGCCTTCACTGCCTTTGCCCCATCCTATAATACATACTGAGTGGTGTCCTTTAATGACATGGTCGGTTTCCCAATTTGGTACAAATACTTGGTCTGGTCCAGGACTGCTATTGGACCAATCCAAAAATTCTTGAGTCATCTCCATGCTTGATACAACGGTTCCCCATCTAAAAATATCGAACTTTACAGCATCCTTTCCAGATAATGTGTAAAAAGCAGAACATCTCCAATGTCTTGCGTGTTTTGTGCTAGGAGAATGCGTGTGTGTTCCTTTGTTTTTAGGAGAATATCGGGATTTATCGTTATTATCACATTGATCTCCGAAAGGTCCTACAACGCTCAAACAGCTGATTCCTATACGAGGATTTTTGTACAGTGCTGGATAAAAATATCTGTCTCCGTCTTTCAATAGCGGTGATTCTACGTCGTCGTCGTCGGCGGTGGCTTGTAGTTGCTTAATTTCCTCGGGGGTTGCAAAATTAACATATAAATCACGCGTCGCTGGCAGACAACTATTTTCAAATGCTCCGAACAAAAATAAGAAGGTGCATGCCTCAATTAAGGATGAACCATGATTGCAACCTGCCATCACAGCGGCTTTGCATACTTTTAAAAAAGGATCAGTTTCCATGTCTTCTTTACTACATTTTCCGTCTGCGCAAATAATCAGTCTGGTTGGTGCTAATTGTAGATGCAACTTTCCAACAGTTTGTATGTTAAATCTATCGCTCAGCGCAGATGTTGTAGCATAGGCCCAACATGCGCCGCATTGTCCTTGATCTATAGGATTTATCAAAAGATTGGGCCAAGCCTTTCGCCCGTCAAATTCGTCAGGAATTTGTATTTTCCTTTTTTCTTCTTCGCTTTCTGTTTTCAAAAATTTTATCCATAACTGTTGTTGTGCCGGAGATACGTTTTTACTTAATGTGTTAAAGGCCATTTTATTACAAGAACGAAATCATTTAAAACGCGTCTTTCTTAACCACAAACAATGACAAAGTCAAAGCTTAAAATAGTAAAAATTCCAATGGATAAATCAGAAAAAATTGACAAACCAGCAGTTTTTCCACCAATGTCGAATTTATTTTTAGAGTATTTTGAAAATAAAAATAAGCTCAGAAAAGATTATGTCAACAAGGGATACAAGAAAAACGATATAGAAAAATCTACAAGTGTAAAACAGAAACCAATACACAAAAAATCAGCAAAACGGAATCCTGTTTCCACCCGAGACGCCGCCCTTCGGGAAGAAACTAAACAACGCGCTGCTCCGTCGGGCGGCTTCGCCGATGAACCCGAATCACAAAGCGTTCACACTAGTGTAGAATCATCAAAACCTAAACCGGCGTTATCGACCGTTGCATCCAGCGAACCAGACACTGGACGTTTTTTTGGCACTCCTAAAATAGACAAAAATTTAACTCAAATTATTAAAAATGTTGAATATGGCTACCACGGCGACGATGAGGATGGCGAGAACGAATTTGACAATGAAGACATCATTGATATAAATGCTCTTAGAAATAGACTAAGCGAAATTGAAACTCATAGAGAGGAACAAATGTCTCAAGCATCAGACGCTTCTGACACTGACAGTGATATTTCCGAGGCGTCGGACTTGTTTTCAGACATGTCGGATGATAAAAGTATCGAAAAACCTCACAATAATCGTGACGATGATGCAAAATCCATAAGCGACGCTAGTTCGATAAGTAAATATGCAACTCCTAGAGATAAAAGAGGCTATGTTAACACTGAAGACAAAGAGACTAAACCTAAATTAAATTACGATGGAATGAAAGAAGAAGAAGAAAAACGCGAATTATTGTTTAAATTTGATATGCTTCGTCGAAGCTATCCTCAGGGAAATGTACATCACAATTTCGACATAAAAAGCAATTTGGACACAATGAAAGCTGCGTACGAAATGCACGTCAGACGATTAAGTATGGATACAACGGTGGAAAAGTATAAGTCTTATTTGATGGCTGCATTTATGGCAGTAGAATATGCTTGTGGACATTTTTTAGGGTTAGATATGCAAGGATACACACAACAACAAATTCTTCAAATGAGTTCTTACGAAAAGCTCCTCGTAGAATTGGGAGAAAAGAGTTATGTTCCTAAAGGAATTTCTAAATTTCCTGTTGAAGTAAGACTTCTATTTATGGTTCTTATGAATGCTGCAATCTTTATAGGTTCTAAAATGTTAATGGCGAAAACCGGTGCTAATTTGCTTAATATGATGAACTCTATGAATGCGTTTAAACGGCAGGCACAAAGACCTCCGCCTCGCGCTTCTGCTCCTATGGGACAACCTGGAATGAATAGACGTCCAATGCCGATGCCGATGCCGATGCCGATGCCGATGCCTCAAAGAGGTCAAGCTAATCGGGGCGGTGTGCCATTTGGAAAAAGAAAAATGAGAGGTCCAAACATAAACGTTGGAGATTTATAAAAAAAAATCCTAGAATAAAATGACGAATTCAAACCTTGTAGTTTCTGTACTTGTTGAAGATTTCACGCTTCCCAGAAAATGGCAGGCGTGGAAATCTCCATCAGGAAAACTATTTTACTGGAATCCTATTTATAAAAGATTTACTTGGGAGAAGCCAAAGGTTGTTTAAATTCGTTATATTTGAAAAAATAATACAACTTTAAGGAATACTTGTATTATTAAAAAATGACAAAGATTACTCTTAATAATAGTTTAAATGGCTCAACTAAAAATCCACCGGGATATAATGTTTGGGTTGGTGGAAAAATACGGGGCGACTCTGAAAACGGTGCAGTAAAAGTTTTAAAGGGTGAAAATGCAACGCTAACCATCCGACCTAGCGTATTGTGCGAAGGAAAACTACTAACTTGGTATTTCAATTATGGATGGTATTCTGGAATTTCTATAGAAGGACCTTTCAGTGACGGACAAACTGTGTATATTCCAACGATTGTGGGAAAACAAGACACAGGAGAAGAGTCTGCGAGCGACGATAATACATTTCACTTAGAAGGTTCTATTGAACCTCCTCCCGCAAAAAAACAGTGTCTTCGATGATAAATAGTGAATGTGCCACCACGGCAAAGACACTTCTTAAACCGGAAACATTGACTTGAAAGTGTTAAATGATTTTCACCGCTTTTCGACGAGTTTCTATTTTCAAACTTAATAAGTCTGAAAATTACATATACATAGTAGGAACTAGTGCCGTACTTACTTCCGAGGTTTTTAAAAGTGAATCTATGTTTTCAGAGGTTAAGGTTAAAGGAAATTTTAACGGCGCTGGCAGTGAACACTGAATCACTTTTTTAAGTTTTGATTCACTTCTTTTTCCAACTATTTTTAAGACGTTCAATTTTCCTATAATAGCGTACAATTTTCGGCGCAATTCACGCACGCCTTGTTCTTTAGTGTATTTGTCGATTACGTGCCTCAACGATGAATCGGGTATTTTTAGGTGCTTTGGATTGAAATTAAACTCTTTGTATAATTCTGGAATAAGATAATTATTGGCGATCTTAATCTTGTCGGATCGAGAAAACCCCTTCATATTTACTACATTCATTCTGTCTCTCAAAATTGGATCTACTTTTTCAATGTCGTTGAAGCTCATAACAAAAATAGCTTTGCTCAAATCTAAATCTATACCGGAAAAATACCGATCGTGAAACAAAGAATTTTGAACCGGATCCAAAAGATGGCACAACAAATTGGAAATTTCTTTTCCAGCTGCAGTTTCGCTCAATTTGTCTACCTCGTCGAAAAAGATTACTGGATTCATACATTCGCTGTCGCGAAGTACTTCTACAATTCTGCCTGGTTTGCTTCCTTCGAAGGTGTAGTCGTGTCCTTGAAGAAATGCCGAATCTTTTGCCCCGCCCAATGCAATTAATGCAAAGGGTCGATCAATTACTTTACTCAAACCATTTTTTACCAATGTAGTTTTTCCATTTCCTGGCGGTCCCCTCAATGCAAGCACTTGTCCGTGACCTTCAGAGTTTGAAATCCAACTTGATAAGAGCTGAACAATTTCATCCTTAACGTGTTCATGTCCGTAAACAGCTGTATCAAGCGTTTTACGCGATTTAGCTAGAAAATTGTAAATTTCCTTGGTACTATTTTTGTCTTTAGAAACACCGAAATTTTTGAATTTATCGAGCGGCAATTTCTCGAAATTAGAAAACCAAGCATGTAGTTTGTGATATTCGTTTTCCGTCGGTTCCATTGTTTGAAACGTATTTAAGCGGTTCATTAAAAATCCTTTTGATGAGACGGAAACGTGTTTTAGATTCAATATCCGAAATTTTAAAGGAACTGTTGTGATATTTAACAAACGCAATGATTCGTATTCCTCGTCAAGTTCTCTCTTATTTTTTTTACTTAACTTCTTGAAGTATTTTTCTTCGACAGGAGTTAAAGATTCTCTCAAATCTAAATCCTCGTCCAATTCATTCCACGTTGAATCGCTATCATCATCATCGCTAGAGTCGCTAGTTTCGTTTTCATCAAAACTTTTTTTACGTTTTCTTTTAGGGCGACGTTTTTTCCCCAATCTTTCTACCTGATTACACAACTGTGAAAGCATCAACATTTTGCCAAATGTGTCATCCAATGCCATTGGATGTTGAGGCGAAGGTAAAACGTCAATTTCGATAAATTCGGTTTCGCGCAATGGAGTTTTTTTACGTTTTACAAGTTGTCTTTTGTTTCGCGATCCAATACGTTTTGACGCCAAGCGATTACTTCGACGAACTGCGACAGGAAATTCGTCATCTGTCATATCATAATCAATTAGACCTTTTATATTTCCGTGTTCGTCGACGTCGGATTCCTCTTCCTCTTCCTCTTCCTCGGTATCGCTAGAAATTAGAAATCGTTTTTTTGCTCTTTTAGCCTTGGGTTTTGGCTTGGGTTTAGATTTTGTACGCGTATTCTTTTTTAAAGCATCGAAGGCTTTACGTTTAGTTTTGACATTCTTGTCTTTCACAGAAGTTATCTTTTTTTCCTGAGACTTTTTGCCTCGAGATTTTTTACTACGTGGCTTTGTTTTGTCATCGTTATCCTTATCGCTCATTTATTGGTTAAAATTTTATCTTTAGAAAGAATTT